ACTACAAAGCCTAGCGATTGAATATCTGCGCCTACATAAGCAAGCGCAAATCAGTTAGGAATTTATACAGTTGGGATAATTTTATACCAAACATGAGCCACCATCGCACTGTCTCCAGTGGTAAATGCCCCAGTGACATTACTTAAAAATAAACCAAGGTTGACGCAAGTGGAGAAGGTTTGCGCAACTACCCCGCCATTAAACACAAACCCAGTAGATACCGTAGGTTGGAACACTGCGGCAGCCAATGTTGTTGATGCTATAACCCCTGCTCCAAACGTTGTATCCGCGTATTGCGCATGAGCCACGCCACCAGAAGCATAAGCCGCTGAGCCGTAAGTCATAAGCAATTCAATTTTATCTACAACAATCAGCGTATTCGCGCCACCTGCTGCAACCAACGGGATTGGCGTAACATACATCGCTTTGAAAGCAACATCTGTAATAGGAACCGCAACATATTTAACAACCAAGGGCGATACCATAGCACTTAGAACTTTACTAGTTCCAATCGCAGTTACACCAGTATTACCAATCGTCACATCACCAGTAACCGCTCGTGAAGTAGCAACACCAGCAGCACTACCCACCAGAATGTTAGTTGAGACCAACGTAGCCAGCTTCGAGAAGTCAACCGCAGCAGCAGCATTAATCTTGACGTTAGTAACTGCACCATCAACAATATTGGCGGTATCAACAGAGCCAGAAACAGTGAAAGAAACTGTGCTAATGGTTTTTGGTGAAGCCGTTAAGCTTTTTGCACTAACTTGTAAAATTGTACTTGAAGTACTTCCAACAGTAAGGATTAAATCGCCAACTTCCAAGTCGTAGATAGCAGCTTCTGCGTTGAAATAATTTGCATCGGAAATAGTTGCTACTGTGTCGTCAGCCGAAGCATAAGTAAATACTGCAGGACCATTGACGCTGATAGAGGATGTACTTGGATTCAAAACTACTGTTTGAACACCAGTGTTCATTGCCAACGATACCCGGGTAAAACGGTAAATATTAAAAGCCATTTTTAATTCTCCAATAGAAGTTTAAGAACGAACCGGATTAAACCGATTCGTCACAAGCGACTGCCAAAACACCTTTATTGTCAATTACTACACTACCTGCTGAGAAGATACCGTTAATCAAATATGAGGTATTTTGAGGGATATAGTTCACTTCTGTACGGAAGTTTTGACCAATAGCCATACCTGTCGACATTTTGTGCCATGCTAATGCAGTACGGATGTTACCAGTTTTAGGCAATCCGCCCTCTGTCATTTTAGGTATAACGATTACGTTGAAACCTAAGTATTCACGGATTTTAGCTTTGTCGATAATGTTGTTGCTAGTGTAGAACGTAGAAATAAACTCTGGCGCAGCCATCAAGGAGCGAATATTTGACGCAGTCATTGCAAAGAATCTTTCTTCAAGCGGTACGGCATTGTCATCAAAGAATTCCATAACGCGAGTAAACTTCGCATACGTCATGTTTGTTCCACCGTTGACGATTGTATCGCCTGGGTCAGCAGCTAAGGCATCAATACAGATTTGGTCGGAACGTCTGCCCATGGCTTTAGCGACAAGCATTGCATTTTCAGACTTGGTATCAAAGTTTACAGTAAGTTCTTGAACTTCATCCACACCAGTTGCGGCTGTGTATTTTTGGAGTGTTGCAGTTACTTTGTTATAGCCTGGGTCTTGAATTGTAACCGCTTGCATGTAGCCAGTAGGAACGGCAATTACTTGGTCAACCTTTCTGAACTCAACGAAAGCACCGATGACATCGGATTTTGTACGCATTGTTTCTCGTAACAAGAAACCATTTGAGCGGTATACGGATTTAACATATCGGTCAAACTCAATCTGTTGGACGTTAGTTAACGAAATGGACATGGTGTTCCCCTATTAGTGAATAGATAAAATGCTACTACCCTGCTAATAGGCTCTGATAATTATGCGAGTTGCCCCGTTAAGGCTCGCTAGATCTGAGTTGCCCCGTTAGTCTCACATATGGTGAGATTGGATTTTGTTGTATTATTAACCTGTTTTGAATAGTTGTCAAACATTCACCGGTTATGCGCCCTGTCTAAATTATCCTTGTTTTCTTGCTGGTACTGCTTAAGCCTCTCAGGAGAGATTCTTTGCCCTGAATCCTGCTCTTGGTACCTTTGGCCTACTGGAGCTTCGATCGCCTTAGGAATAGGCTTTAAATCGCCTTCTATGTGGTTTCTTATTGTGATCACATAGTTCCTTTTGAAAAGTGGCTCAGTTTTGTCTCTGCTATTCGTTTTTAAGAAATAGGAATCTGATTCTTGAATCGCATGTTTAATTAAATCAATTTGAATTGCGGATAAGTCAGAAGGAGTTATCCCCCGTAATATTTCAAGACTTCTGGTATACGCTTTATCGGGAGACAGTAAGCCAGCATCTTCGGCTGCCGGCTTGCACCATTCCAAAAACTCACCCAATTGAGGGGGTTTAGGATATTTATACCAAGCGAATTTATTCACGCCCAACTGAACTTGTTTTTTTTGAACGATGCCCTCCCTTGTAAACTCTGAATACCAATACGCTTTGACAGCGGCTAGTTTTTCCCTGTCTGCGTAATATTCGTCAAATCCCTTACACGCCATAGCTTGCACTACAAAAATCCAATCAACCAAGTTGCTAGATAAATAATTTACGCTTGCTGCTGGTTTTTCTGCTTTGATTTCTTTTATTAAACCAACATCAATCACGTCTCCAATATGCTTCATACAGTTTCTCCCCGTAATTCAGCCATGCTGTAGCCTTTTGCTTTTCCTCCTGTTGTGTTGTGTGTTTTAAATATCTCACCCTCCCACTCATGCTGGTTAAGGTAAGTTGAAGGATGCGGAATTTTAGATCTATCTCTCCCAAGCCAGTTATTAGCTTGCCTGTTAACCAAGTCATTCAGCATCATGTTAACAAACTCCTCGGTAGCATTTAATTTCAGGAATGCTTTGTAGGCTTCTTTTGGCTTTTCTTTTCTTGGATAGTTTTGATAGAACTGCATAAATAAATTATTGTCGCGATACTCGTCCGGCGATTTCTTGGAATCGCTAAGGGGTTTATTACTAGCACTTTCTTTTATTACTAATACTCTATTATTACTAAGGGGGGGGTGAAAACCAGATTCTGGTTTTACCTGATTCTGGTTTTCCCGTATTGTGGTGAAATCGACCCCAGATGACGGGTTTCCCGTAATGTGGTTTTTTAATATAGTTTCCCAGTGCGTTATTTTTCCACTTGAGTCTCTATGGCAAATCTTGTTAATAAATCCAATCGTTGTTAAATCTTTTAATCTATCGCTGATAAACTCCCTGCCCTTGCCAAATCTAGATTGCAATTCTTTTTCTCTTATCTCCCATCCATCAGGCTTAGATGATAAATAGCAGTAAATGCCCAAGGATGCAGGGTCTTTAATGGAGTCCATTGATGAATTAATTATGGTTGTAAATGACCGGCCAAGTTGGCGTAAAATATTAGGGGTATTTTTCTCGATACTCATAAACAAAATCCTTCTGCGTATTAGTTATCCGCTCAGAGAAGGGTTGTCATGCGTATTTTTTGTGTTACAATACCAGCATGTTTAGCCGAGTCTGAATCGGTTTAAATGTAAAAATTTCGCCGAGTCTGAATCGGTTGAAATAGTCACTTTGGCTCATAAGTTCTTGTTAAACTCATGAGCCTGTCATACTACATCGATATTGCTAATGCCGTCAATGACTTACAATCCAGTACCCTTCATTTTAGTCTTTACAGAATTGCTTTTAACCTGGGTAGATTTAACTGGATTAACGCTTGCTCCATTCGAATTTCCCTTTGGTGCACCACCAAGACCACCAGTTGCTAATCCATGACCTGCATTGCCCTTGGCTAATCCATGACCTGATTTTGAATTCTTCACAATAATCTCCAGTAGTTAATTTCTATTTGCCTTTTCTCTTCTCTATCTTTTCAATTTTAGCTGTAATTTGACGTCTGTATTTTGCATCGGAATTGTACTGTGCAAAGTTAGTTACCATTTCATTTTCGATATCATCCAGCGTTTCAATGCCTTCTGCTAAATTTTCATTTCCAGTTGGTATCATAGTATTATTTTCAATCATCTTATTCCTAATTTCTTCGATTGCTTTAACAGCATCTGCTGTCTGCATATTTGCAGTTAGCGCATGAAATGTATTCTCTGTGAAGTTAGATTTAGCCCAGTTATTAAGTGTGTTAATTCTTGCTTCTGCATTTTCTCCTAACAAAGCCTTTTCTTCCGCATAGTCCACTTTAAACTCATCAAGGTACTTTCCTACTGTATCCAGCATCTTATCAAAAACACCTTGTGGCACATGGTTGCTCTTGGCAAAGGCTGCTAATTCCTGCATAGGAACGTAATCAGGCTCTACCCAAGATTTACCTGCACCCCAGTCGTAGGTGTCAGGAGCTGTGCCGATTTTCTTTGATAACTCTGAATAGCTTCTTGATGCGTCTTCTGCGCTTTTGAATTGACTGGGAAGCCAGTCAGGTCTATCTCCTGTTCCTGGAGTGGCTTTGTCCCACCACCACGAAGGTTCAGTGCCAGAGCTAATGCTGGACTCAGCACTGGATTCAACACTTGAAACTTCGGCGTTTGATTCGGCATTTTCAGCGTTCTCCATTATTGTATTGAACAAACTCATTAGTTAACGCACTCCTCTGCTTTCTTGGCCTCGTAGAGCTTTCTTGCCTTGTACCCTTCAACATGGCCTATCAGTTGTCTGAACGCCTCTCTAAACCCCTCGTAGTAGGTTGCTGAGATTGGAAAGTCTAGCCCTAACTTAGCAGGAACGGATGGTATGATGAAACGCTCTTTAAGTATCTCCATCAGCTTCTTACCATCTTCGGTCAAACCAAGAACTGTAAAACATAATTCATCAAATGCGACTTGGCCTGGTTCTGCCATTGCCGCATTTTTTGCGCTCTGATTGTAGCCATCAAAGTAATTTTCTGGCTCGATTAACGGGTTCTTTTCTGTCATGCCATTGGCTCCTGTTGTTCTTGCTGTTGTGCTTGCTGCTGTGCCAAGTCTTCTTGTTCTGATACTTGGTTTTGTAGCTGCTGCATTGCTGCTTGTACGCCTTCTGGTGTGTTTAAAAAGCGTGTGTCAATCTGCATTAAGTCAGCAAGCATCCATGGGAACTTGCCTGGATTTAAGTATGCAGGAGCCATTTCCGGGCCAAGCACACCTTGCAGTATTTGGAAAAACTGAGTGAACCGCGCTATCTGCTCTTGCCCTTTCGCTAATGCCAAGGGTGAACGATATTGAAATTCAATCTTGATGCCCTTTAAATCAGGCTTAGGAAGTAATCCCATCTTATCCAGTACATAGCCAACACGCTCAATTACAGGGTATAAAAACTCTTGTTGTAAACGTGAAAACAGTGGCCCAATTCTTTGGGCTAACTCTTGCTGCGTAATCATCAACTCAGTGGCAGATGCTGGTTGTTTCCCTTCCGGTATTGCAGAATCGGCAAATAATAGCGAACGTATTTGCATCCTTAAATCTTGTATTGTTAATTGAGAAAACTGAGGATTAGATGTATCGGGCAAAGGAATCAACGGAACCTGTCCATTCACACCAATAGGTGAAATTGGAATAATAGACATGGGCTGCATCTTGAATGTATGCGGATTAAATACTGTGTCACTAAATGCCATGAACGGCCTGAACGTATTCAAGTTAGCTGCTGCCAATTCGATACGCGCCAATTCATTCAAGCTGATTATGGACGGTAGAGCATCCATAATCGGACCGCGTCCATATACATCATTGTTAATCTTCTGAAACCGCCATACTATACCTGGATTAACTTCAAAGTATTCTCTGTGAAGAATGTGCTCGCCTGTGCACACCATGTAGCAATACTTTTTATCTTCATTTGGCATGTACATCACGCCCTCATAAATCATGGAAATTGAGGCGTTAATATCAATCGCTACTTCATGCAGATATTCTTGAGCAATTATAGCTTTAGGCCAACGTATCTTAATCTCTGATATTTTAACGTTTTCCCAATTCCTGTACCATGATTCAATGCGTCCAGTCATCGCTTCTTCAATAGCCAATTTGTCCATTGGAATTGACGTAAATAGTAACGGCTGTTTCTCAGTGTAGCTGTTACAAACCAGACAACTAGTTCCTATAGCCAGGTCAAAATAGCACTCATTAATTACAACATCAAAGTTTGAATCATGTAAATAGCCAAAAAGCCTACGCATATAGTTATCAAGTATTAACTGCGCTTCTTCTGCTTCATCTGCATTTTGTTCTGCCCAAATGCTATCAACAGAAAAATAAGCCCACTGAGTTTGTGGAGGAGTCATAGCCGTATGCACTTTAGATACAAACGTTTTTGTAGCTTCAATCGCTGTCGTATCGTACACGCGAGTACCGCGTAAATCACCCTGTTGCTGTTGTGGCTTCCAATACTTGTCGCGGCTCGGAATAGCAAAGTAATAACAAGCCTGATGTAAATTCTGCCATAAATCAGATATCCCTTGCGCTCGCTTGTATCTCTTTAAAAATTGCCCCAGGATAGTATCACCAGAGCTTGCTATCTGCATTTGCATTTAAAATTCCTTGAATTAACCGAGCTTGTTATTATCTTCTGCGCTGGAACCCATAAACCCAGGGTTACGGAATTGATTCCTCATGGAACGTATTTGCTTTTCATGTATCTTTGTGGCTTCGGTTTCTTTTTCTCTTGCTATATTTTCACTTTGCTTGTGCATATCTTCTTTAGCACTAGTATAATAATCCATCTGTGCTTTTGTGGCTTCATTAGCTGCACGCCTATCAGCACTATGTTCATGAGGAATATGTTTACTTACCCATCTCTCAGATTTCTTGAAAATTCCCATAATATTACTCCCTTAAATCCAAATATAAATATAAATAACTTTGTCTTCAAAGTCCTCTTCGAGAATTTCATGGTCAACAAATTGAATTCGATATGGAATCTTAATTTGCTTTCTTAATTCCTTCAATTGCGATAATACTGTTGCCATCATTCTTCTTCATTTTTAATAAGTCGCTTTTCATCTTATCAACTTCATCCTGAAGTTTAAAGGATTCGTAAACTCTGACTCCAACATTAATAGATTCCATCAGCTGTTTAATTTCAGCGGCCGTATACTCACCCAAAGATGCTTGTGTGATTAAATGCTTGTATTGATCGTAAGGCGTACTGTCGGCACCCATATCAACTCTAATGCGATTGGTTCGGCCTACTCCAAAGCGTGAACTACCGACTACCTTCCAGTAGTCTAGGTTAAAAAAATCTTCATCTTTACCTATGCGTCCTTCTTCTTCCCAGTTCTCTTTTGCAATCATATGCCCTAGGCGGTAACACTCAGCAAACATGGGATACTTGTTTACCCATGAATAAAATGTTGAATCGCTAATAAATATTTCAACGCAAAATGAGCTAACGGTTCCCTTTGAATGAAATCTATCAATTACCAAGGGGCAATGAATTTTTTCCACATACCGTGTATTCTTCTTCTTAATTTTCTCATAGATTGCGTTAGCATCAAATTCCTTAATCATTTATACACCATAAGTTTTGTGGTAAAATGTACTATACATTATATAGGATTTCTAAAGAATGTTAAATATTGCTCAGTTTAGAAAACATATCATCATACCTGCACTATCAAAATTGCAAATGTATTCCAAAGATGCAGAAGAATTGCTCGTATTTACCTGTGCCACTGAATCAAATGGCGGCTCTCTATTAGTCCAGGTACAAGGACCAGCACTTGGTATATTCCAAATGGAACCCGTTACCTATGCTGATATTTGGAATAACTATATTTTTAATCGTAGCTCTCTACTAACGCTTATTTCTATAAACTTTGCCGCGCCAAACATTCCCAATGCAACACGAATGGTTTATGACCTGCAGTTTGCAACTGTTATGGCAAGGATTCATTACAGACGCTTTGCGGCAGAACTTCCAAAAAGCGATGATGTGGATGGCATATGGGATTATTACAAAAAATATTTCAATACCCCTCTCGGAAAGTCTGAAAAGGATAAAAGTATTGCTGATTATAAGCGGTTCCTTAAATCCTAACGATACATCCAGACCTCATCCAAAGCTATAGTATGAAAACATTGCTGGCACATAAACATTGTGACGTGTTCATATGTTGCACTTAATGATTTGACTATGGGTATCAGGTCATGATGCGCCTTACTAGCACTACAATATAAAGCATGTTCTAGCCAATCTTTCTTCTTGTCATTATCCATTTTTATTCCTAGTTGGTGCCATGCGCGCCATTTCACTGTCTAATCATACATAATACAAATGTTAGCATCTCTAGAGCCTTTAGTCGCAGCCCATTATAGAGTGGGAACGCATGGCGTAATTATCATATCACACACAAAAGCACCAGTCATGGGAACAAGCAGAAAGCCGACTAATGCTAGCAAGAAAAGCTGGCTGGAACTTCCAAGTTACGCCTAAACTGTCAGTAGAAGATGGCATCGAAGCTATGAGGTATATCCT